GGTTGCATTGTTATCTCTGTTGCCTTGCTTGGTGTAAGTGCCATATCCAAGAATCCGTTACTAGCTTCTTTGATTGCCATGTACTCAGGCATATATCTTCCAGCCTGACGCATTAACCACACAGGGTATAAGTTTGTTTCCTTATCTTTAATAGTTCTTTGTAATATAGTTTTCATATTTTTTAATTTTCTCTTCGGTTAAGAACTCTTTTTCTGTGTAATGAAAGATTCCTGATTGTAAATGATTACCTATCTTTAGTGTTAGGTCATCTGTAAGATATGATCCTACTCTGCTACGCCAAGTAGCACTACCGTTTCTCCAACCTTGTATGTGTGGCTTCATGTGTGTAAACGTAGGAAACTTAACACGTTTATTTGTAATCTTATCTTCACAGTCTAGTATCTTTGTTACTATAGCTGTGCTTGTATCCACACTTAAAAACTTTTGATATTGTTCCTTTGCATACTTTCCGTAAAACATCTGCCAGTTATTCATTACAATTTCTAGCAACGTATAAAATTCTTTTGCAAAATTACATTTTTTAAAGTAATGGAATCCTGCATATACATTAGGAAGGTTATTTGCTTTGTATGTTTTTCTATAATGGTTGTCTATTACCTTTTCACCTCTATATGTATAAACATTTGAGGTATAGAACACTTCATAGTTTTCTAAAAACTTCCACCATGTGTCTATGTTCTGCAATACTAACATATCGGTATCCAACACAATAGTTCTATCATAAGGACTTGCATGGTATAACTTCCAACGGTTGTCTACCTTCCAATCATTGTCCTTTGCATCATCTAACCAAGGTATGGGTTTGATAACATCAAACAATTTTTCATACCTAGATGGCACTTTATCGTTGGTTATTAAACAAATGTTGGCGTCATTAGTAGCTTTAATACTCATAGCTAACACACACGCCTGCTGTACGTAATCGTATTCGCTGTTTTGTGCTATTAATACGAATCCTTTACTAGGCACGTTTGCTCCCTACTGGTTTACACACATATTCTATTGTGTCCCATTCACCATCTGGTGGTATTTCTTTATATAATATAAGCATTGTATTACATTCTTTTTCATCTTTGAACCACTGTACGTCTTGTGTCATGCAATCATTACCTAAACATACAGTAAGTAATATATGCCAAATGAATTCCATTACAGTACTCCTCTTATTTTTACAATGTCGCCTATAATTTTTTCAAAGTCTTCAATCCTAACCATGTTAGGTCCGTCACTAGGTGCATTGTCTGGATCATTATGAACCTCCATAAAGAAACTATCTATTCCTAATGCCGCTCCGGCTCTTGATAAACCTGGAACGTATGCTCTGTTACCCCCACTACTGTCTCCTTTGCCTCCTGGCTTTTGAACAGAGTGCGTAACATCATATACTATTGGTACATCAAAATTATCTAACATATATTGTAGTCCTGTAAAGTCAGACACTAATGTATTATAACCAAAACTAGTTCCTCTTTCAGTTATCCATACTTCGTTTGCACCGTTTGTTTTACTTAATATGCCCTTGACATCCCATGGTGCTAGGAATTGTCCTTTCTTGATGTTAACAATCTTTCCTGTTTTACAAGCCGCCTTGATTAAATCTGTTTGCCTACACAAGAAAGCAGGTATTTGTAAAACGTCTACAGCTTCGTTGTAGTATGCCGCAATTTTTAATACTTCGTTTTGGGTATGCACATCAGTTAAAGTTTTTATACCAAGGTCATTTTTAAGAACTATAAAGTCTTCCATGGTAGTTGCAAGACCAACACCCCTTGTACCATCAGCTGAAGTCCTATTTGCTTTGTCAAAACTTGCTTTGAAGTAATATTCTATCTCGTGTTTATCACATACACGTTTACATTCTTTTGCAATCATCAAACTGTCAGTAAGTGTTTCATGTTGACAAGGACCTGCAATTATTCTCATTACACTACTCCTCTATCTATAATTCTGTTAAGGCTAAACTTGTTCATAACATGAATGTTACTGCCTTTGATACGCAATGGTGTATATTCTCCTAGGTGATTCTCTTTTTCTAGTAAGAATAAAAAATTATCCTGGTCAAGTTCCCACAAAATATCTCTATCTGCTGTGTAATACTTTGTACCTGGTAACTTATGTGCAAAGTCTCCTTCTTGGTAACCATTCATTATGTGTATTGCTACACTAAACACATGGTCGTTACGGAAAAGACCTCTGTTTACTTGAAAGATGCTGTTATAGTGGTCCCAGTTTTCTTGTATGTGCTTTGTTAGTTCAAAGAATACCTTGTTCTCTTCTGACTTTCTAAAGAATATAACAGTAGCCCAATAAAAGTCTATGCTACTATCACTAATCTTTTCAAACTCAGCAGTATCTCTCCAGGCTGTTAGGTCTTTTGCATTTTTAAATATTAGAAAATTGTGATCTTGTTCAAAGCAATTTTTAAATAAGCTATTTGCTATAATATAATCACTGTCTAGTAGTATTGTTTCGTCATATGGTGTTAGTTCATATGACTGTGTGCGTAGGTCATTCTTAAATTGTAAGTGCTTTGCTACTCCCGACCCATCAAAATATCTTTTAGTAGTCGAATTGTTTGTGAAAGGCACTTCAATGACTTTATCAAAAACTTCTTCATAGTCCTTGTACGTTTCCTTTAGGTAATCTACACTATCCGTAACTATGCTAGTTGGTATATCTAAATATTTTCTTATTCTTTTAGCTGAATAGTGAGCTTGTTTTATGTAATCAATCTGTGCATTGTTACGTGCAAAGATTAATGCACCTTTAGTCTTCTTTGTCATAATCTACTAATCCCGAAACCTTGCGTTTAGCTCTTAGCTTTTGGTATTCTGTTTCGTATTCGTTAGTAGATGTAAAATAAACGTCACTAATATTATCGTAGAATTCATGAAGCTGTTCTATTCTTATTGGAGTGTCATTATCGTCTACAATAACAACGTTTGAGTCATCGTTATCACACAGAATTTTTACAAAAGTCAATAGTTCTTGTGTAACAGAAAATTGTCCACCATTAAAATAGTAAATTCTGCTTTCAAGAAACTTCTCTTTTAACACTCTTTTTTGGTTATTAAGAGTCACCATATAATTAGAAAAGTCTAAGGCTTTTTTTAATCTTTCATCCATAATAGTAATCCGTAGTTGTACTACTATTTAGATAAATTTTTAGTGGACTATGTTAAGTTTGAACCAGCGTCTGTGCTGTGTGTTGGTGTAGGAAGCTCAACGTATGTCCCTGTAGGACGTAATTGAGTAATTGTGCTGTTTAAAGTACCTAGTACATCTTCATCGTAGTTTGGATTACCAGTGTTTGCGTCATTCCATTCTGCTTGGAATTGGACTTGAGTAGTACCAACCAATTTAGCTTTTAATGTATAGTTGTTGGCCGCATATAAACCAGTACCTGATTTAGTAAACAATGTCTGGAAAGCTGTTGTAAGATCATGAAATCCTACTGTTGAACCTGATCCTGATCCTGTTGAGCTAGTTGATGTGTACCCCATCTTAATAGTTCCCATGTTAACAAGCATACCCATCCAGTCAATAGTTTTTGCACTAGAGCCTAAGTATGTAATGTTACTTGCAAAACGGATTTCTCCACCTGCATTAAAAAACTGTCTTCTATGATCAGATGTGCTAAACGTTACGTTTAGTAAATGTATTAATGTACCATTCCAGTTTGATGTATAAGTTGCGGAAGTTGTTGCTTCTGCTGTTGCCTGAGAGGCGTGTATTTGAAACTTTTCGTTCTCTAAGGTAGTTGTTAAATTTTCAAACTGTGCAACACCCTTCTTATTAATAGTGTCGCTGTCTAAAATAGTATCTGTTGAACTGATAACTGCTATTTGACTTGGTGCTGTACCTGTTTGGTGTACTCTACCATTAGCAATATCTGTGTAAAGTGTTGACATATGAGTTGCATTGATTACATCTGATGCACCTACTTGGCTTGAATTCAGCGACTGTCCGTATCCGTCATCGCCGGAACCTGTTCCCATAATAGTTGCTACTCTTGATTGCAAGTTGTTATACCTTGCCGCTGTAATAATATCGCCGATTGCCATTTAATTTATACCTTTAAAAATACTTCTACTAGTTTTTCGCCGTCTTTGTCATCATTTTCTAGTGCAATACCAATCATTGTACCGTGTCTATTATCTTGATTACCTATTCCGTCCATTGCTGTGTAAATAGGCTCACCTTTAACAATAAGTCCTTCAACTCTAACTGGCACTCTACCTTTAAGTGCAACTGCTTGACCGTCTGCTTCTGCATTCATCAAGTAAGCTGGTTTCTCAGATATAACTCCGCATGGTATTTCACCTTCACCGCAAGCCTCCATCTCAGCATCAATGCTTTCTTCTTGATCAGCTTTGACTACTGTCATAATAGTACCTACTGGATACTCTTCTTTAGTTGTGTATTTCTCTGCCAAGTCAGCGTATTGTGCCTGTGTAGCTGTACCTGTAAATAAGTTTGCTACCAAGTTACCTGAACCATCTCTAACTGCTACTGTATCATTAGTTGCCGCTGTTGATCCTGAACGGTAATTTGATCCAACTGCTAATGTTGAAGCCTGTGTTGCCAGTCCTGCAAATGAAGTTGCGTAAACTGTTGCAAATTTATTACCAGACTTACCTATGTTATAGGTATTATCTGCACCTGGGTGCATACCAGTTGATTCAATCGCTAACGGTTGTGCAACTGTTCCTACTGAATCATCAACTTTAATTTTAATTACTGTACCTACGTCGTTTTGTATAACACCTTCGTTATCATTTTCAACGTAAATTTTAAGATCGTTGGAATCACCAATTGAAATACCAGCATCTGCAAAGTTAACAAGTGAAGTAAATGATCCTGATCCTGCTAATGCAAAATCTGAAGCAGTATATCCACCAAGTTTTAATGAGTTACTTGCTGTACCCCAGTAGTAATCTGTAGTACTTGTAACACCGCCTGTTGCGTTTTGTGTATTTCTTAGGGTTATTCCTTTTTTAACAACGTCAAATCCTGTAACTGCGTTAGTTGGATCTGTACTATCAATAGTAAATGAAACTGCACTAATCATATAAATGACTTCGTCGTTAACAATGGCTTGAATGACTAGTCTATTTGTGCTTGTTGTATCTCTTATAGTTACAGTTTTCATCTGTGTTACACTAGTACCTGAACCTTGTGGTCCAACTAATACGTAACCAGTTCCGTTGTATGCGTATAATTGTTCGTTTGTGCTATCCCACCATAAATCACCAGTAGCTAAACCAGCCGGTTGTGTTGCACTTACTTCTGCTCCACCTGTTGTTCTAAACTTAGAACCATCATAAAATTTAAGTTTAGATGCTGTAGCATCAAACCAAACTTGTCCTGAAATCGCTTTAGGTGGTTGTGAAGTTCCGCTAAAGTTTTCTAGCAGATGTAAAAAATTCTCGTTTTGTATTTCACCGTATCCAGCGTAGTTTTTACCTACTAACTTAATATCGGTAGTTTGGTCAACAGTTCCGTCTTCGACTGTTGTCAAAGTAACGCCACTGTATCTATCTATAGTATATGCCATTGTTATAAACCCCTATAATGTTATTTATCTTTTACCATAGTCCGCCACTGCTACCTAGATCAGTGTCAAACACCCAAGATCCAGCTTGAACCTTGAATCTTTTTAAGCCTCTAGCCACTGATGCATTAACAGTACCTGAAGCATTACTAAACGCAATATCCTGTAAAACACTTTCATTCTGTACACCATTTGAGTCTACAGCAATGAATGATTTACTTGCAACCGTGTTTACATCAATTCCACTAACTGTTGCTCCAGTTAATGTGCTTGTTGGAACATACGCATATGATCCTGTCTTTTTAGTTGCCGCCGGATAAATGTCCTCAATAATTGTAGCAATATTGGCATTACTTAACCCTGTAATATCCAATGGTACAATAACTGGCTCATTATCTAGTGAATCATCTACATAAAATTTAGTTGCGGCATCAGTATTAGTTGTAGGTTCAGCTAATCCTGTAATTTTTTGGTTATTAGTAATAGTAATTGAACCATCACTTGTTATTTGCAAACCGCTACCTGATGTAGATATTGCATAGTTATTAATTGTTACGTTGTCAACTGATAGTGTAGATAATGTACCTACCTGTGTCAAGCCTAATGCTGATGTTACAGTTGATCCTAATGCTGTTTCGTTTAATACTTCGTTTCCATTAACCTTGTAACCTTTAGTTACTGCCAAGTCAATGTTTTCACTTGATGTCCAAGCCTGTTCAGTATTACGCCATAAAAATTCTTTATCTAAGTCTGAAGATTTAAGAATAATACCACCACCGTCTACCGCGGCATTGTTACCTGTTGAACTATCTGATTGTATAGCAAGTTCAATGTTCTTGTCTTCAACTCTTAAAACTGTTGTTTCTACTGCTAAACTTGTACCACCAATAATTAAGTCGCCATCAATTTTAGCATCTCCGCCCACGTGTAAAGTGTACTGTGGAGAAGTTTTAAACAATCCTACGTGTGATTCTGATGTATCAACTACGATAGCATCAAGGTATCCAGTTGGTTGTCTAACTCTAACTTTCCAGTCATGATTGGATAATTGGTTTTCAGTTACAAATGAAGTACCAATAATTTTCATAATATTGTTTTGTGCAGGTCCTATTGTAACCCCGCCACTGTTACTAACTGTTAATGCACCTGTTGTGGTACCGTTTGAGTCAGCTGGTAAAAACTGTGATGCACTCTTTTCAACACCTGCGGCGTTAATTAAGTTTAGTGCGGCATTTGATACGCCTCTGAAAACAGTTCCCGTTGATGATGCATCAATTGGAGTAAATCCTTTTTTGATTGTTCCAGTCAATCCTGCAATAGTATAACCTACTGCTGGAGTAAATTCTTCATTTGACCATACACCGTTAAGTGCTCCGCCTATGAATAATTTTGCAACCACCTTGCTGTTGTTTTGTGTATCTAATGCTGTAAATGTTTCAAACCCTGTCTTGCCTTGTTGTGCAGAGTATATAGGTCCAGCTAATTCTAAGTCTGTACCATCATAAAAATATAATTGATTCTTTAAACTGTCTAACCAAAGGTCACCACTTACAAGTGTTGCCGGTTGTGCCGTAGCAACAATAGGTCCGCCACTTTCTCTAAATGATGTTCCGTCATAAACTTTTATTCTACCTTGTGTTTTATCATACCATAACTGTCCAATTAACGGAACTGTTGGTGCTGATGTAGAAGCAAAGTTTTCTAACATCTTGATTTGATTTTCGTTTAGTGTTTCACCAAATCCTGAATAGTTTTTTCCAATAAGACCAATGCTTGACGTTGTAGTATCTAATTGTCCATCAACTAGATCTACGAGTAACGTGCCGTCAGTTTTGTTTAGTTTATAACTCATATCGCTGTATTCTCCCCGGCATAGATAATATAGTTAACAGTCATGTATGGGTTCATAACATCTATAGCTGTTCCCAATGCGTTGTTTGTTAACACACCACCTGAAGTAGGATATGCCTGACCTGCACCTGTGCCTGTCGGAGCATCGTATTGAATACCCTGTGCATCGTTTGGAGTACCTGTTACATCTCTTAAAGTATAGTACTGATCTCCACTTGGTCCTCTTAAATCGTGTTCGTGTTCTGGTAAATTATTAATTGCAATAGTTTGGTTCTGTTGTCCTTCAACACTTCCCATTGTATCGGCCGCCGCTGATGTTACAACGTTTGCTGATCCGCCACCCATGTTATCTTTACCTAGTGGGAATCTACCTCTTAAATCAGGTAATGCAAATTTACCTGCCGCTACCAATGATTGATCTTTAAAGTTGTAGCCAATCACGTTAAACAAGTTTTGATATGTTGCAATAGTTACTTCTTGTCCATAACATAATACCCAATCAACTGGAGCAGTATCGCCACCAAATGGTGATATCATTCCAATCGGTAATGTAGGAATTGCTTTAAACAAGTTAGTTCTTGAAACTTTATAAACACCAGTATCGCCTGTTACTCTGTTTAATAATATTTCGTCTGTTGATAATGAACTAGAAACTTCTGTTTTATTAGCAACAAATGTATTTGAAATCGTTGTTGTAAATGTTTTGCTACTTGCATCTTGTCCGTCAAATGTAAATGACGGTGCAGTTACATCACCATTCATTTGGAATGTTGTTGAACTTGCAAGTTTGTCTGTTGATCCAGAACGTCCTGAAACTGTTCCTGTAACGTTACCTGTTAAGTTACCTATAAGGTTCTGTGCATAAACGTTTAACCATTGTTCGTTAGCTGTACCTAAGTTACGTGATGTATTTGCGTTTGGTACAATGTTTGCTGTAGTTGTAAGTCCTGAAAGGTTTGTATCACTGCCAACAAATAGTTTCTTAGCAATACCAACACCACCTTTAGTAATAATACTTCCTGTTGATATAGTAGAAGCATCTGTAGTACCGTCAACCAATAATGAGTTTGAAAGTTGTATGTTTCCTGTAACGTCTAATGCTTGATCCGGACTTAAATTATTAATACCAACTTTAGCAGTTGAGTCAATTCTCATTACAGTCGTTGCTGAACCGTTGTTGTTTACTCTTACGTCAATGTTTGATCCTGAAGTTTGGTGACTAATAATACCCGCTTGTCCTTCAACTCCCATTGTAAAGAAACTTGAAGCACCAACTGTAATACCACCATTGTTTTTAACTGTTATCGGATATAAACTTTGTGAAGTACTGTCGTTACGCATAAAGTTTGTTGCAGGTATGCTTTCGTTATTAATAACTAATGCTTCTGCCTTTTCCGCAGTTCCGTAATATTTTCCTGCACCTGCACCTGTAATATCTGCTGAACTTAAATTAAAGCCAGGATTGATTGTTGTAAATCCTGCAATGGTTGTCTTAGGTGTAAATGCCGCTGTTGAATAAATTGCTAATGTCTTGGCACTAATTTCTATAACCAAACAAGTATAACTTACATTGTTTGTTCCAACTATTGATTCAGGCTTAACACCTGTTGACAGTCCATCACTAAATGTTGGACCTACTAATACCCAACCTGAACCTGTGTACAAGTATAGTTGTTGGTTATCAGTATCAACCCAAAGGTCGCCTGTAACTGATTGTGCCGCACCTGGTGCCGTTGTAGCTTTCTTTAATCCTGATGCACTAATCCAAGTAGTACCATCATATAATTTTAATTGATCAACACCTGCTGTATTATCATACCATAACTGTCCTTCTGTAGGATTGTTTGGTGCAGTTGTGTTTGCAAAATTTTCTAATAGGTGTAAAAAGTTTTCAGCAATAGCAGTACCATAAGCAGTTGTATTTCTGCCTGGCAGTGACAACGACGTCTGTTGGTTGATTGTATTATCTTCAACCGTTATGCTACCCTTGTTAGCAACGTCTGTATGGTTAACTGTATATGCCATCTATTACGCCTCGTTAAAACCAGTTAATGATTGTACTCTAACTGTATAATCAATCTGGATTAGTCTGTTTAAACTTTTTTGTACTGGGTGGAATATTACGTGTGTTAATAATCTACCTGTACCACTTGTTGCATAACTTACTAGTCCTAGCTCATCAAATACATATAAGCTGTCTGAACTTGTTGCGTTATCCAATGCATCTTGTCCTGAAGGTTCACCGTAGTCTAGTAAACAAGTTGCAATAATATCTGTGTAATTTGTACCACTAACATGACGAGTTTCAATCTTATTTCTTGTAGGATCTGTGTTGTTGATTGAATTGTCATCAATTACTTTAGTGTATGTTTGGTTGTACAAACTAGCATTTGTTCCTGTGCTATTTGGTGAAAGGTATGTAATAATACCAGTTGGATCAACTGATGTTCCACCATTACCAAAGTTCATGGAATATATCATTCCTTGCCCTTGGTTAGCTAAACTTTCTGCTAGTGAAATACTCATATTCTCATAGTGGATAGCATTTCGCTTATCCACAAAGATTTCACCGCTTTCTGGGTTATGTATCTTTATGTGTCCTTGCAAAAGAACTCCTGAATTGTCTTTAAAATTGTCTGTCATGTTTATATCCTACAAGTGTATTTATTTAGGTAACGCCACCTCTTTGTTTCTTAAGAACCTTCCGATGTTATTTTCTTGCAATCTTAGTGGAGTTCCGTTATCAGTCCATTTTTTACCTATGCGTCTAACCACCATTATCTTGGTGTTAATCGCTGGTGTGTCTGTTAGTGTTACTACTGGATTGACTCCATCAACACTAAATTCTGCTGGTAGTGTAATATCTCCCTCTGGACTGTCCAAATCATTGCTTGGATTGAAGGAACTTATCGCATTCTTGCGTAATCTACGTCCACCTACAAAAATCTCAAATTCGTTTACGTTGTTTGGTATAAAGTCTACAGTTACAGCTCTAGTTGAGCCATCTGCTGTAAATGTCTGTGTTCTCATCTCATCTTTATACGGTACAGTCTGGTACACACTCTGATCTAGCACCTGTGCTCCAGCTGTGTGTAGTGTTTTAATACCTGTACCTAGTGTACCTCTGCGTAACTGTCTAATAGCACCTTCTTCTTTTAGATAGTATTCAATACGTTCTCCGCCAATGAATATGATGCCTGGAATACCTTTATCTCTGTTTGGCTGTGGTAATCCGTCTGCGTTAGTTACAAATATTTTAGTATCATACCAGTTTAAGTTCTGTGCTAGTGTGTATTCAACATCATCACCCAAACGTTTGAAGTGTGTTCTATTAAGCATATCTTTAAACTGTCTAAATCCAAACTTGCCAACTATTGTGCTGTTTGAGAAGTGTATCAACTCAATTACATCATTTGCATTAAGATCTACTACAACTCTAATAGTTTGTTTATCATCTTGTAAGTAATAATCAACACTTGGAGTTAACAAGGCGCCATTTACTACTAACCAAACATATTCAGCATCGATGGCCGCTTTACGCAACTTGATGATACCGTTTGTAAGTTGATGATATTCTGTGTAATTATCTGTACCAACTGTAATTGGGTTACGTGTAACTATGTCTAAGTTTTCTCTTTCAATTTGTCTTACATCATGATTTGTTAACTGATATACAGTTACACTTTCATTGTTTGCAGGAGCAGTATCAAGATAAACTTTACCTGGAGTTTCAACCCATAAGCCGTTACCGTCTAAGAAACCAAATGCGTATTCGCCACCGTCAATTACATAAACATCTAATACATCACCGTCAACACCTATGTCAGAGAACAGTTCTACTGAAGCATTAAACGTATTCCAGTTCCAAGCAGTTGAAAGTGTAAGTTCTGTTCCGTTTAAGAAAACTCTAACTTGGTTTGCACCAACACCAGCTTGAGTAATTTGATAATCTCTTAATTGATATTCTCTTACTCCTGTTGTTACTTTAAACTGTTGATTGTATCCTGCATTTAATACTTTGTTTCCAACTTTAACAATTACATTATGTTCTAATGGTTTTTGATTTAGTGGAGTTTGTGCAAGAGCAAATTCTTTGTTTGTTCCGTCACCTGTAAATGTATCTGTTGCAATCTGTGAGAATGATTTACTTGCACTATCAAATATTGCATATTGTATTACAGTACTGTTAAGAGGTGCAGTACCTAGTTTAAACACACACATTCCTTTTTGTGCATAAGTGCCATCTGTTTCTGCCATGTCAACGTTTGTTGTTACACCGTCAACTGTTAAGAAGAAACTTAATGTTGATTTAAATGGAATGCTTGTAACAAACTGTGCAGTTGAACCGTCACCTATAAACTGATCAACATCAAGTATTTTCTCACCATTGTTACTCATTGTAATAATGTGTACCTGTTGTTTGTCACCTGGTGCAGTTGTTAATTTAAGTTTTTTGTTTTGATAGTCAACTGTAAACTCTGAGTGTGATAAAATAGTGCCATGTACTTTTACCCAAACGTCCTTTTGACTTAATGGTACGTAATTAATATCAAAGTCTTTATTAGTTCCGTCACCTAAATAGTTGTAACTATGTAACACACTTGAACCGTCTCCAGTTCTTTCATAAACCTTAATATCTAGTGTATCTAAAACTTGTCCTGGAACAAGCTCTTCAGGTCCTTTTGAAGTTAGTGGAGTAACAAATCCGTCACCGTCAATAACAATTTCTTCTGCACTAATACCTTTGGCAGTAGCATAAGCTAGGTCACCACCTTGTACTAATGTATCATATCCATCTGGATCTGGAATAAACGAACCGTCACTTGATGCTTTTCTAATTACAATAACATCATTTGCTACTGTTGGAATTTTTTCTTCGTCTAACTGTACTGTAGTTTGTCCTGTTCCTGTAATACTTTGCATTACAGCATTTACATTTGTAGGAACTGTTGAACCATCGTATTGCGGATCATCTACTCTAATACCATTTTTGTATACGTTATATACTACGCCATTCGCTAATGGTTTAGCAAGTGCAAATACATTTGTACTTCCGTCTAATACAAAAACTTCATCTTCGTATGTGTTATCATAAGTGTCCCAAGTTGTTGTGTAGTAAGGATCACTAGCCCAACCTGTACCTGCTCCAAACGTGAAACTCTTAACTTCAATTCCTCCGTAATCAATACCGTCCATTAACTGCGATACGTCATTTCCTAACATACCTGTTGATGGAGTATAGAACAAGTTAATTCTATCCTGTGCTTGTAGCATAGTAATTTCTTTAGAATACTTAACAACAATCACAGCATTATTTGCCGGAGGTTCAGCAAACATGATTTGTCCTTTGGTTCTAACATAGGACTTATCTGAGTATTCAACGTTGCTGTATGTGTATTCACTTTGTAATGATTCAACACCATCTACAGTAACTTCTATTTGAGTCTTTCTTAAATCCATTGGCCATGTTAGGTTAAATGTTGTTTTACTTCCTGTACCTGTAAAGTTTTCTGTCTGCGATAGTGTAGTAATTAAGAACGTTCCTGTTACTCTATCAAACTTAGATACGTGATGTAATGCTCTAACCTTGCTGTTACCTAACTGTGCTGAAACAACTGCCGCAACCGAACCTGTTGACTGTGTTCCATTAATGCTAACTGTAGGAGCACTTAGATATCCACTTCCTGGATTTGTAACTGTAATATATTTTATTGCTCCGCCTGTACCAAGTGTTGCTGTTGCAGTTGCACCTGATCCGCCGCCGCCTGTAAATTTAATTACTGGTACATCTAAATAACCTGTTCCGCCATTCTTGATGTTTACCGTTAATACTTCAAAGCCAACATTTTCAGCCCAATACTTGTTAGGGTAATCAACTATGTTTGCATCTTGTCCATATATTAAATCATCTTTAACTTTTAAACTTGAAGGAACAATCTTACCATCATCAATGCTGTAAGCTGGTGGTATATCAAAGTCCGTTACACCTGTTGCAGTTGGATCTGTTTTTGTGTAAGAACTAATGTATTCTCTAATTTTTGTTTTGTATGGTTTAGCTTCTTCAACAAAATCTTCATAACTAGGTAAGCTATCATTTTGGAAAGTAATTTTCTGTGTTAAATCACCTGCGTTATGTTTAGCTTTCAAGAATGAAGTTTTAAATGCCCAATCAACCATTGGTTGTTCGCTAAACGCATATCTTAAACTTGCAAAGAACAGTTCGTTATAGTGTACAGCAAGATCATTTATAAAGATATCATCTCTTAATGCTGTTAAGATTTTTCTTAACTCTAGTGTTGGTTGATCGTCATAGAATGAAGTATCATAACTTAATCCGTCGTAACCAATATTACTACTTGCTGGATCGTATAATGCTCTTGATAAAGCTATTGTTCCGTTCTGTCTACCAACAGTTTTATATTTTGTTGTGTAGTCTGTACCGATATCGCTGATCTTTTCTAACAGTAACCAACCACCTGATCCTATTGTACTAATTTTTACAATATCACCAACTGTGTCAGTTAAACTTTCTAATTCATATGAATAATCAACTAGGAAATTAATATCTGTAAATTCGCTGTAACCTATGTCATACCAGTCTGTGTAACTCCACCATTTAGTTGTGTCGTAACTTGAACTTGATGTTCTTTCCCATAATTTAGTTGTGTTGTTGTAGGCATATATTGCCCACTTGTTACTAACTGTTTCATCAACAGCAACAAGTACACTATATTTTCTTACTGACAATGTTGTTGTGCTAGGATATCCTGAACCTGCATTCTTAACAGCAACATTTGTAATGGTACCTGCTGTATTCATTGTAATTGTAATTTCTGCACCGCTACCGTTACCTACTAATCCAAACTCGTATGTTGGAACTGTAACGTAACCTTTACCACCATTTGCAATATCAACTCTTTCAAGTTTGCCGTTTACAAACACAGGTGTTAGTACTGCTGGAATAACATTTGATACTCCAACAAACTGTAGTTCTGCATTTGTTGTAACTGACTTGTCAAACTGTTTGCTTAACAATGTTGGTGTAGGATCTTTGCTTAAGAAAGCACTTAGATTTAATTCGTCAACAATTAGGTTTGCTTTTAATGTAGTGTTAGCTCTTTCAACAACTTGTTTAAGTGCTTCAACTCTATTTTTAAACATACCTTGTCTTGGTCTGTCTAGTATACCATATTTTTGTTTTTCACTTAAGATAGTGTCTGGCACCGGTCTTTCGTTTGTATCAACACCAATTAAACTGTCATACCATTTACGTTCAATATCTGCATTTGGTTTACTTGTACCTAAACCTTCTGACATTAACTGATACTGATTGTGTATGTTAATTTCTTTATTATCAATAGTCCAATAACGGAAGTTGATTGCATTGTCTGGTCCACTTACAAGTGATTCACAGTTGTATAAACCAAATTTATTGTTGCTGTAAAGTGCAACAAATTTTTGTCCCATTGCCATTGGATCCGTAATTAATTGTGCTACGTCATAAGCAGAAGTTTTTCTCCACTCTAAGTCTGGAATAACTTTTGTATTCTTAACCCAATAGTAATATTTGTTACTAAATCCTTTTGATATTTCATTGTAAACTTGTACTTGTACAAAGGTGTTTACATCTTTAGCTGTACCACTTATACCTTTTACAAGACCTTCTTCTGTGTCTGCTGTTTCGTTCCATTGTGTTGGAGTAAGTGTAGATTCAACCCATTCATAAACATCAATACTTGCTCCAGTAAATAATTTATTCCAGTTAGCTGTATTGTAAATTATGTTTCCTTGGTATGGGTTTACAAATTTAGCTGTGCTAATATCCCACCATAGTCTGCCTACGTTTGCATTATTCCAATAATTTTCTGGATCAATTACAGTATTAGGTGTGTTAGTTCCGTTAGTATAAACTGCTGGATCATAATGTGTTTTGAAAGTTAATTCTTCCTCAGCCGCTCCGGCAATTTTTCCTTGTATAGGATCAATGTAATCTATTTTTTGTGCAATAGGATTAGGTCCCATTGTGTAAATGAATACGCCTTTAAATTTAGTTAAGTCAACTTGGTCAGTTGGTGTGTGCAAAGTTTGCCAAGGTAGAGCTTCTCTATCTCTCTTGTAATCTAGTAACGTACCTATGTAGTTGTTCCAAGTAGATGAATCTTCCATATCTCTAACTGAAAGCTCTGGCATCGGAACGTAAACGTGATTCTCATTAAACAATAAGTATTCGCCAAATCTTTCTACTGAAGCATTTTTGTAATTAAACTTCTCTGCGTATAATAATTTGTTTTGTACCTTCTGATACATAAACACTTGTCCGCTATCTGTGTTTACACTTTCAAATTGTGTTAAGTTATTATCAAATGTAGTTGACAACACATCAAACGTTGTGCTTGTTACAAGGTCTCCGCCTTTAGAACTTACAATTAAATCATTGCCTTCAAAGTCTATCGCGGCTCCAAATCTTTCAGCTACATCATTTTCAGGACTGTATAAAGTTTGTGTTTGACTAAACACACCGCCTACACTAGTGTATACAAATACCTTACCGTTATTGTCTGAACGTGTATCGTCTTCTGGTGCACCTACGGCTAACATATCTCCTGTGTCGTTTAGACTAATTGCACTTCCATATTTTATTCCAACTGTCGGAGCAGGAAGCATCTGTGAAAATTCATAGTGGCCGTTGTTAATTCTGTAAATTATAATCTTAGGATCACTGTTGTTAAAGTCTGCCACAGTTGCAAGTACATCTCCGTATTTGCTAATTGAGAATGGGTGTGCATACTGTATTAAGTTGCCTTTATCAAATGTGCTATCATCACTTACACTTAATCCTGTATCATTAGGAACATAACCAATGTAGTCAATGTTGTTTGCTAACAATGTCCAATACGTTAAAACAAACGCACCTGGTGTTAAATTAGTTTTTGCTTGATAGAAACTTCCTTGATATAAAACTATATCGTCTGTGTAATAAGTTTGTGCGACATCATACTCGCCTCTAAAGAATAGATTCTTACTTCTACCCCATTCGTAAACTGTACCGTCTGCATCTGTACCGTGATTAACAAAGTGTATTCTACCACTGTTGCTAACATCTAAGTTTCCTGGAGCACTTACATATAATCTATAAAAATCTGTTATTGTATTTGACTTACATAATTCTATCTGAGTACCTAGATTACGGTTACTTGCTCTTTGAGGATTTGTGTAACCATGCTGGTAACTATAAAGTCCTGTACCCATTTTTTCATAAACAAAATATACACCTTCGTTTGTAAATGAACTTGCTGAACCAGTACTGTCTGTTTTAAGTGCTGAAACTTGTTTCCAATCCTTGTTAAGTGGATTAGGATAGTTAGGTGTTCTTGCTACACCATTTACGGTCCTATCGTTATAAACTTGTATTTCAACTTCATTTCTAAATGTAGGTGTTGTTACAGGTAATTGTGTTGAGTCTGTAAATCTTACAACTACTAACTTACCAGTTAACGAACTAGACATATCCATATTGTCTAATCTACCTGATAGTCTGTCAATGCCTGCACTTACTCCATCTTTAATTGCAATGGTGCTTGTTGCGGAGTGTAAATTACCAAAGCTAAATGTACCGCTTCTATTTTTAACGTATACTCTACAATCCAATAATTGTTCTTGTACATAAACAACTTCACCAGTTGCGTTTGTATTTTGATCAATAATCGTTTGTCCTATCTGAGGAATAAAAGCATTACCTTGGTTATCAAAGTTTGTAAATGTAACATCTACATAACCGTCCCATAGATCATAAACTTCGTGTCCTAGTGCTTGGTTAATGTAGTTTGTGTTTATTCCTAGTGTTGCAGGATCAAATACAGTATTCAAACTATTTCTAACCTTATTGACATACATCTTAAATGTATCGCCTGTGTTTAGTGTATCTGTCCAAGCCTTGTTTGCTCTAAAGAACCAGTATGGACTTAGGTCTGGCATACCTTGTTTGTTGTAGAAACTTAAATGTCCTAACTTACCGCCCTTGGTTGGATCACTAACTTGATTCAACGCATACACATCGTCCATTGTGTTATAGTATACTTCAGGTGATTTACTTTCTGATTGTGTAATAATATCCTGTACTACAAACTGTGGAGTTGTTACACTCTTAACTGAACTTGTAAAACTTGTTAAGCCAGTTACTTTCCACCAGCCGCCAAACGTTGCTCCAGAATTTAAAGGATTCAATGCAACATAAGTTCCCATGTTTTGCGTACCAAGTGTTGCACTACCACTATCAGTGAACTCACCGTTCATATCTTTGATATAGATAGTTGCTTGGTTTACGTTTTCAACATGGATGTAATCAACTGTACCTATTGCAGTTGTTGTACTAATAGTATCACCAACGTTAGGTGTTCTTAACATATTATCAAAGTATAGTATTGCATCTACTTTACTTGCAATAGTTTTACTTCCTTCGAATTGTGCTACGCCCGGGCCGTTGCTACCAAAAGGTAAAATACCCGCTGGATAATTTTGTGAATATTGATCCCAGTTTAATACAATAGTGTCGCCAGCCGCTGTTGCTTCGTATTGAGACAACGGAGCTCTAATTAACATATGATCCGTTGGAACATTAAAGTGATAATTACCCCTTACAGCATAAACAACTTCTGGATAGTTTGACCCGTTCCATGAAGCTTCTGCTACTGTGGCAGTATCATAAAAACTGTTAAATGTTAATGTACCTTGTGCCTGTGCAATAGGAAATTGTGCTTCCCAGAAGTTTTCCTGATAGTTTACAATGTCGTTCTTAACATAAGACTGAGCACCTGTGAAGCTTCCTGCAAATTTTGTTTTAACGTTACTTGCCTGCGGTGCACCTACCACTAACCATTTGCTATCTCTTGATAACGCAAGTCCTGTACCAAACTTACCGTCACCTGTGTAAATACCTGTTGGTGCGTCTAATGTTTGTGCGTGTATATATTGTCCGCCATCGTTTGTTCTATTGTATATGTAAACCTTGTTGGATTCACTTGCACCTACAACTAGTGTTGAGTTTCTTTCATCACAAGCAATTACTTTACCAAAGTTTGTGGTAATATCACTTGTTTCTACATTAGAAATAACTTGGTGTTGGCTATGTACAGGATTGTTTTTAATTACTACCCATTTGCTAGAACTATCATCGTCAACCCAAATAGTTTCACCTACTTTTATTTCACTGTTTATAAGTTTTGTATTTGCCGCTTCTAGGTCTGCAACTCTAACAGAAGTAAAGTTAGTAACAAATCCTGTTGCAGGATCTACATCTGTTGTTTTTCCATTTTCAGTACAAAATACAGTATCTAATTCTGAACGTAATACTTTGTAAAATCTTTCATTGTCAGTAACATCAACTAAACCAATGATATCGTCTTTGACATATCTTGCTTGATTGTTTAGTTTTACTTCAACTTCATCAGTTGTACTATTTTTTGTTAGCTTAATTACTTTGTCTTCTGTACGTAGATATTTAAATACGTCCCAGTCGTTAGTTTTGTTTGTACCTGTCCAAATATAATCACCAACGTTAAGAGTTGTAATTGCAATATTTAAAATTGCATCATAGTTTGCAACCTGTGTTTTAACATCTGAAGGATTAACGTATCCTGCTGTTTGAATGTAATCAACATCTTTATATTTTGTAGGGAATGGTTTATGATTATATCCATCTGGTTTTAAATAAGTTTCAAACGGTCTTTGTCTGTAAATTAAATCAGTTTCTGTTCCTGTGACACTATCTACAAGTGCAACAGGTTGCGGAGATAATCTAAACTTCGCTTCGTCAAGTTTATATTCTACTTCGTCAAAGGATTGTGCCGCACCTATTTGT